CCCCGCTCGCCTCTGTTATCTCGGCGTGGACATCGGCGCGCGCCATGACCTGTTTGTCATCTGGGTTCTGGAAGCGGTGGGCGACGTGCTGTGGACCCGCGAGGTGATCGCCCAACAGCGCATCTCTTTCGCCGAACAGGATGACCTGCTGGATGATTGCTTTCGCCGTTACCGCGTGGTGCGGGGCGCGATGGATCAAACCGGTATGGGCGAAAAGCCGGTCGAGGACGCCCGCCGCCGCCATGGTTCCCGCATCGAAGGCGTGATCTTCACCAGCGCGATGAAACAGCACCTGGCCACCATCGCCAAGGACGCCTTTGAGGACCGCAAAGTCCGCATTCCGAAAGGCGTCCGCGCCATCCGCGAAGACCTGCACAAGCTGCAAAAAGTCACCAGCCCCAGCGGCGCGCCGCGCTTCGTCGCCGACCGCGATAGCGACGGCCATGCGGATCGCGCCTGGGCGTTGTTCCTGGCGTTGTACGCTGCGCACAGCGCCCCGGTGGCGACCGCTTACCCGCAGTCTTTGCGCCACCCCTTGGCCCCTGCCCGAAGAGCCTCCTTATGAATCTGTTGCGCGCGCTCAACCGGCTCTGGACGAAACCCCAGCCCGCTGAACTCACCCGCCCGTTGCGCCTGCCTTACGATCCGCGCTTGCAGCATCGCCCGCTCGCTCGCGGCCTGACTCCCGACGCGCTCCATGCGATCCTGGACACCGCCGCCCTCGGCGAGGCTGGCGATTACCTGACCCTCGCGGAGGAAATGGAAGAGCGTAGCCCGGCTTATGCCGCCGTGCTCGGCACCCGCAAACGCGCCGTGCTGGGCCTGGCCCGCAGTGTGGAAGCGGCGTCGGATAGCGCCCACGATGTGGAGCTGCGCGACGCTGTAGAAACCTGCCTGGTGAAGCCGCCGCATCTGAATCGGCTGTTGACCTATCTGCTCGACGCGCTGGGCAAGGGCTACAGCGCGGTAGAAATCGACTGGGACACCACGGCCTCGCCCTGGAAGCCGGTGAATTACCACTGGCGCGACCCGCGCCATTTCCGCTATGACCGCGCCACCGGCCAAACGCTCCAGACGATCACCGCGCGCTGGGGCGAAGGCGAACCGTTGCCGCCGATGCGCTACGTCGTGCATGAGCCGCGCATCAAAATGGGCTTGCCGATCCGGGGCGGGCTGGCGCGACTCGCCGCCATCACTGAACTCTGCCGCCATCTGGCGCTGGAAAGCTGGCTGGCGTTCGCGGAAAGTTATGGCGCTCCGGTGCGCATCGCCAAGGCCGATGATCGTTTCTTCCCGGAAGACGCCACGGAAAGAGCCGCTTACGTCGAGGACTTGCAGGCCAAACTGCAATCGCTGCTCGGCGCGGATGCCTGCGCCGTGCTGCCCAAATCGGTTGATATGGAATTGCAGGCCGGGCCGATTGGCGGCGCGGAGGTCTATGAACGGCTGGTGCAGCACTGCGAAAAGAGCCTGAGCAAGGCGATTCTCGGGCGTTCCGACGCCGCCGACGCGACCAGCGGCCAACTCGGCGGGCAGGATTACGCCGGAGACGTGCGCCGCGATATCCTGGAAAGCGACGCCGCTGAACTGAGCGAAACGCTGAACGCGCAACTGGTGCGCCCGTTCGTGGATTTGAATTGGGGACCGCAACCCGCCTATCCGATCATCCGCTTGAGCGTCCCCGACCCTGAAGACCTGGTCGGCCTGGTGGATCTGCTGGCGAAACTGGTCCCGCTGGGCCTGAAAGTCGAGCAAAGCGTGATCCGCGATAAATGGGGCCTGCCCGATCCCGAACCCGATGCGGAATTACTGGGCGCGCCGACAACCCCGGACATCGCCGCCCATCCGGCGAGCGGGGGACGTGAGTCCCCTGTTTCTGTTTCTGCTGCTGACCCTGCTGCTGTTCCTGAGAAACAGGGGGCTGACGCCCCCCGCTCGCCGGAACAGAAACAGGGGGCTGACGTCCCCCGCTCGCCAGACTCCCGCGCCCAAAATCGCGTCGCCGGAACCCTGACCGCCGATCCGGTCGAGCCGTTCGTGTCCCGCCTGGGCCGCGAGGCCGATCCGCTCCTGGAGGCGCTGCTGGAGCCGGTGCGGCAAGCCCTGAACGCCAGCGGCGATCTGATGACCTTCCGCGAAGCGCTGCTGACTCTCTATCCCGACCTGGACCCGTCTGCCTTCGCCGCGCTCATGGGGCAAGCCCTGGCCGTGGCCGACGCGGCGGGGCGATTCGATGTGCTGCCGCCTGAACGCCTGGCGCCCGCCCGTAACGCGGTGACGCCTGCGCCGCAACCGATCAGCATCGAATTCTCGCCCAAAATCCATGTTGCGAACCCACCCTGGCCCGATCAGCCGCCGCCGCAAGTCACGGTGCAGACGCCGGAAGTGATCATCAACAACGCGGTGCATGTCCCCACGGCGCCGCCGCCCACGATCCACGTCACCGCCGCGCCGCCGACCATCCAGGTGCAACCCGCCGAGGTGGCGGTGCAACTGAACTTGCCGCCGCGCAAAACCGAAACGCTCGTGGAGCGCGATCCGGCCGGCCAGATCGTGCGCGCCACGCAAATCGAAACTGATCTTGAAACCCCGGATACCGGAGAACCGAACCCATGATGTCGAATGCCTTAGCCAATGACGTGCTTGAATGTGTCTTGAAGGGCATTGATCCTTCATGGCGTGCGGGCGCGACGCAATACTTGGCGCTGATCTCCAGCGCCTCCCCCGATCCCGCCGATCCGCTCGCCACTGAATTGACCTACACCGGTTATGCCCGCATCGCTCACACCAAATCGAGTGGTTGGACCGACAACGGGACCAATTTCACCAACTCGGTTTTGAAACAGTGGGGCAAGCGGACTGACGCCGGCGCGGCGCAAACGGCCCGCAAGGTGGTGGTGGTGGATACGGTGAGCGGCGCGGTGGCTATGGCGATTATCGCTGATCTGGCCGATGACCTGTCCATCACTCAAAACGTGCAGCCGCAGTGCGATGTGGGAACGATCACCATCACCGGGAAAACCAGCGAATGATCTATGTCTGCACCTGCCCGGAATGCGGCCTGATCGTGCGGACTGAACGCCCGGAAGGCGAAAAAGCCTGCGTCTGCTCCACGCCGCCGGTGATTGTTGAAGAAGCCGCCGATGCCGCTGACGAATCTGGAAATTAACGAGGCGTTCGAGGACGGTCGGATCTTGCGGCGGTCGTGGTCAAAAGCGCCCACGCAGACCACGGCGAGCGGCATCTGGTTTGATTTGTCGATGTCGGCGGGCAATCCGTTTGCCCAGTATTACTTTGCCACGCCGATGCAAGCGATGGCGCTGGCGCGAAGTACCGATGGCGGGCTGGATCACGGCCCACCCGTCGCGGCGTCGGGCTACCGCAAGTTCCTGCACGGCTTCAATATCGGCTCGCCCTCAGCGACCGCCGCTTTGATGACGGTCGAATTGCTCGACTATCTGGCCTATTGGCCGGGCATCGCCATGGATACCGGGGTGCAGGATTTAACGACCGGGATCAGTATCCCGCGCTGGACGGCGGCGCAAGGGACGCGCTTGATGATAGTGGAACAGAATCCCTATGTCGGGAGCGCGCAATTCCGCGTCACCTACGAAGACCAGCGCGGCTTGTCCTTCACCACGCCGACCCTGGTCTGCAATACCCAAGTTTCGGCGGGCACGATTGCCTCATCGGCCTCGGCCCTGTCCGGTCAAAGCGGGCTGTTCCTTCCCATGGCGGGCGGTTGTGCCGGGGTGGCGCGTCCCGTCAGTATCGAATTCCTGACCCCGGATGTGGGGCTGGTGGCGCTGGTGCTGGTGAAACCCATTGCCACCTTTCAGATCAACCAGATTACCGCGCCGCACTACTACGAATTGCCCCGCGACTTCGGCGTTTTGCCGGAGATTAAAGACGATGCTTATTTGAACCTGGTCGCGCTGCCGGTCGGCTCGCTGGCCGCCACCACGCTGCAAGGCGATCTGATTTCACTTTGGAGTCCCGCATGACCGGATTTACCAGCGAAGACCATCAAACCCATTCCCTGTCCTACGCGGGCAACGCCTTCTCACAGGTGTTCAGCAAGCAGGCCAACCCGACCGCTGCGGCGGTGGCGAATGAATGGCATACCCTGTTTCGGGGCGGCGGTTATCCGCAAGCCGACGCGATTTATGACGCCGGTACCGCGCTGCAATTTCAGTCGGTGTGCGACCAGTTGACCGGCGCGGGCAGTCTTTATCACGGCGGCAACATCGGCGTGAATGGCGATGACTTCAAGATTCTGGTGTCGGGCTACGCGGTCACGGCGGCGGCGACCGTGGTTCCGGCGACGCTGCAACTGGTGGATGTGCTGGGCTTCTACCGAATTACCGCCGTCACCACCACCACGGAACAGGCCACCACGAATAGCAACACCTTCACCGCTTCGTCATCGTCGGGCCTGCTGCTGACCTTCGCCAATGACTGGCAGAACTTCACCAAAGTCCGCTTCACCACCACCACCACGTTGCCGACCGGCTTGAGTCTGAATACCGATTACTGGCTGGTGCGGCAATCGGCCACGACTGCGAAGGTGGCGACCAGCTTCGCCAATGCGATAGCGGGGACCGTGATTGCCTATACCGACGCCGGCAGTGGCACCCATACCCTCACCGCCCGGTTGCCGCGTTATTCAGACGGCAAAGGCGTACAAGCGATTTTCTTCAACCCGCAAGCCACGGCCTTGGGCGCGGGAACGCCGGGGCTGTCGTTGAACTATACCAACAGCGCGGGCACCGCCAGCCGCGCCACGCCCACTTCACCCAGCCTGCCCATCGGCAAGACCGCCGCCACCAACAGTCATATTCTGTACAGCGGCGCGACCGGTGCGGGCAAGTATGGCCCTTACATGCCGCTGGCGTCCGGCGATGGTGGTATCTCGCTGATTCAGGGTATTCGCAACAACGCCACCTATACCTCTGGCATGTATTCCGTGGCGCTGGTCAAGCCACTGGCGGAATTCCCGCTGCAAGTGCTGGGACAGGCGCAAATGATTGACTTCACCCGTGGCATTCAGCCTTCGCATCCGCGCATTTATGACGGTGCGGCGCTGATGTTCCTGCTTAAATCCGGCGCGGCGACCCCAGCGAATAGTGCGATTGACGGCAAGCTGAACTTCGGCTGGGGCGCGTAACGTGGGCCTGATCGGCAACGGCGGGCGAGCCAATGCCAATGGCTATGCGTTGGGCGCGGCGTCGCGCTCGCCGCTGAATCGCGTGGACGATTACGGCTGGTCACGCTGGGTTCGCGATCAGGATTTGGCTGAAACGGTGTTGCGTAAAGCCGGAATGCCCTATGGCTTCTACGGCAGCCGCTCGCGCTTCAAACCCATTGAAGCCGGAGCCATGGTCAGCCGATTCCGCTGTATCGTGGCCTTGGATGCCACGGCGAACGGCGCGGAAGGTCGCCCGATCATCGCCGCCGCTACCTTGGCGCTGGATTCAGCGGCGATTGGGGGATTGATTGCGGGGGGCGTGGCTTCGGCCACACTGGCGATTGATGGTCAAGCCGAAATGTCCGGCGTCATTCAGGGCGCGGCTTCGGCGACGCTGGCGCTGGAGGGTCAGGCGCAAATCGCCGCCATCGGCCACCTGGCCGCAGCGGGCGAACTCGCCATCGACGGCGATGCGGACATTTACGCCCTCGGCTGGATGGTGGCGACCGATGATGTCAGCGCGACACTGACGGTCAATAGCATCGTCTCGGGCGTCTGGAACGCCCTGGCCGCCGACCACAACGGCGCGGGAACCCTGGGCGCGAAGCTGAACATGGCGAGCGCGGGCGGCGTCGATACCAATGCCCTGGTGAACGCCATCGTGGCGGCGCTGGAAACCGCCGTTATCCCCGTTGACGTGAAAGCGATCAACGGTGCGGCCCTCAGCGGATCGGGCGTCACCGGCGATGAATGGGGGCCGGTGTGATCCTGCTCGCCTAGAAGCCCGGATCTTGGAAAGCCAGCGCCTGGCGCGTGGGCGCGTGGCGAACGACCGGCGAAGAACCGCCCCAGCCTCCGCCTCAATCAGGCCGTGGCGGGCGCGTTCGGCGGTCTGCGCCGCCACGCCGCCGCGATGATGATGATGTGTTGCTGGCGCTGCTGCTGTGAGAGGGCCACAACATGCCGATTAACTACGGTTCCCTGCCCTTCCTCGAAGCGCTGGAGTTCTTTCGCAACAAGCTGAACTTGCCCACGCAGCGTTGGGATGATCTGCTCGGCGCTGCGCATGATCGCGCCTTCGTGGTGGCCGGGGCGATGCAGGCCGATCTGTTGATGGATTTGCGCGCCGCCGTGGACAAGGCCATGGCCGAGGGCACCACGCTCGAACAGTTCCGCAAAGACTTCAAAAAGATCGTCGCGGAACGCGGCTGGACGGGATGGACCGGCGAGGGCACGAAAGCCGGCGAAGCCTGGCGCGCGCGGGTGATTTACGACACCAACCTGTTCACCACGTATAGCGCCGGACGCTACCGGCAGATGAAGGACATCGCCCACGTCCGCCCCTGGTGGCGCTATCGGCATTCTCCCGCCAGCGTTCACCCGCGCAAGGAACATCAAGCGTGGGACGGGATGATTCTGCGCCATGATGACCCCTGGTGGGCTGCGCACACCCCGCCGAACGGCTGGGGCTGCAAGTGCTACATCGAAACCCTCGCGGATCGGGATATGAAACGGCTGGGACTGGAGCCGACGAACCCGGACCGGATTCCCGCCAACGCCCTAGACCCGAAAACCGGCCTGCCGCAAGGGGTGGATAAGGGCTGGGATTATCAGCCGGGGGCCTCGTTGCTGGAGCGCAACCTGCTAAGCTTTTCCGAAAAGATGGAAAAACAGCCTCGGGAAATCGCGGTGGCCGGCGTGGCGTCGTTAGTGAACAGTGAAGTCTTTCGGCGGTGGCTGGAAAATCCGCAGGGAAATTTCCCTTTGGTGGTGTTGCCTGCTGCCGACGCCGCTGCTATCGGAGCTAAAAACCCGGTCGGCCAACTGTCGCCGCAAACCTTGCGTAAGCAACAAAGTCATCATCCAGAATTGACCGCCGAAGAATACGCCGATGCCCAGCGAGCGATTCAACAGCCGACGTATAAAATTCAGGACACGCCGGTCAGCCTGATTTACGTCCTGGATGGGCCGGACGGAGCTGCAGGAGGCTATGTGCTGATCGTCAAGGCGACCCAGACGGGCCAAGCGACGTTTGTGACCAGTTATCGGCGCTTGTCGCGTGAACAGGCCCAGCGCGATGAAGAAATCGCCCGTTTGCGGGCAAAAGGACAGAAGAGTTGAGACGGCGCCTGATCCGTCTCGTGGGGCCGGCGTGGCGGACTCCCCTCCCCGCCAACGGAACCTTAAGGGGTCAGGCGCCCCCGCAGCAATTGCCGGGAGACAAATTTTGCCGCCGGCCCTTATAGACTTAAATACTCCCAATCACCCGCCAAATCAAGCCTCGTAGGTTGCGCACTGCGAAGGCGGGTGACGGCGATGCCTAACCCGCCCTACGGTGCTAACTCCGGCGCACCGGCGACAAGCCCAAGCGCCGTGCTAACGCATCATGTTCGGCAATCGCCGCCTCCAGGCGTTCGGCCACTGCCGTCACCGACGTCAACTCCTGCGTCGCCGCCGTCGTATCGAACGGCCGCGCCGCGTCCGGGCGCAACTCATCGCGCGGCAACGCCCGCCAACAACGGTCCCGCAACGGCTGCAACAGGGTATCCCGCTCCCGCGACAGCCGGTCAATATCATCGCGCAAATAGGCCATCCGCCCGCGCTGCTTCAAACGCTCGTCGTCATCGCTCATCAGACTCTCCTCGGGGATCAAAACGCCGGATAGCATAGCCGCTTACTCCGGGAACTGCGCCAACACCAACCGCAGGAACCCGGCCAGGTTGTGGGGATTCAACAAGCCCAGGCCCTTTTGTTCCGCGCCGGTATGGCACAACACATCTTCCAGGCACGCCAGCGCTGCCCGAGCATCGCTCAGCTTCTTATCCGGATCGCGGGTATCGGTCGGGGTCGGGGTGGGGAAGGGAATCGGCTGATTCATGGTTCAACCCTCCAGCGTCAGCGCCAGTTGCGGCACGGTCGGCAACAGGCCACACGCTTCAATGCGCCGGACGTTGCGCCGGACGTTGCGCAGGTGGCGGGCGGTCAGCAGGCCGATTTCGACATGGTTCAGGCCCAGCCGCTTGTAGCGGGTGATCTTGCCCCACACCGGTTTGACCTGGAGTAGCTCCCAGTGGCAGGCGGCCAGTTGGGTTTGCAGGCGCGTCAGGTCGGCGTGTTGACTGCGCGCCAGGGCTTCCAGCCGGTTGAACTCCTCGATGTAGGCGACCTTGACCGCCATGGCCTTGCCCCCGGTGTAGCCCATCGCCACCAGCATGAACCCGTCGCGGGCCAGCCGGTACATCGGCTTTGGAATCGCAAAGCCGAGGCTGTTGGGAACGGTATATTCAGAGAGCCCAAAATTGGGCTTTCCGACAGAATCAGGCACTTGCGTCAAAATCTCCTCAATATCGCGCAAAACATGTTTGTGCTGCTTATCGAATGCGGCGGCGATTTGCAGGGAGGTGACGACCGGTTTGCCGTTGATGACGGCGAGCGGGGTAATACGAGCGACATCCGACATGGGAAATCTCCACGTTTTCTTTCGAAGAACCATCGGCGGGATGGTGGCCGGGAGTTCGAAACCGCACGTGGACGGCGGGCGCTATTCGGGTATTCACGCCCCTCCCGACCATTGAAGGGTGATCGGCAGGCACAAAAAAACCGCTAACTTTCGGGTGCGGGGATTCCGCCACGTGTGGAGTTTTCGACGCTCCGGGGATGATTGTGCAACGGATGGGGTAGAATGGCAAGCGACTGTTTCCGAAACAGGGGCCTGACGGCCCCCGCTCGCCCGGAGGACGCATGGCCGGCGCCACCCTTGAAATCCACATTGACGATGCGCAACTGCGCAACGGCCTGGCCGCTCTGCAAGCCAAGCTGGCCGACCTGACCCCGGTCTTCCAGGACATCGGCGAGGCGCTGTTGAACAGCACCCGCGAACGGTTCCGCAGCCAAACCGACCCGGACGGCTCGCCCTGGGCGCGGCTCTCTCCTGGCTACCAGTCCCACAAGAAACAGAACGCCGGTCTCATCCTGACCCTCAATGGCTACCTGCGCGGGAGTTCATTGAATTACCGGGCCGGCAAAGACAGCCTGCGCGTCGGCACGTCCGCAGAATACGGCGCGACCCACCAGTTTGGCGCGGCCAAAGGCGCGTTCGGCACGTCCCGGCGCGGCAGGCCCATCCCCTGGGGCGACATTCCCGCCCGTCCCTTCCTTGGCCTCTCCGCCGACGATACCGCGATGATCCAGGAAGCGATGGTCGAATGGCTGCGCGGCGACTTCACGTAAGTCCGGTTCAAAAAAGAAGTTTTTGACGTTTTATCCCATAAACGGGGACATTTCAGCGGCCAAAATCGCCGGTTCTCCGTTCGCCGACCCCGAAAAAAGGCGATTTAAGGCGTTTTCCGACCCGACCCGCTACCCTAGCCCTAAAAAAAATCTTTAAACGCGCCACGGCGTTTTTAAATGGCATCTGGGCGATTCTGGGGGGTCATTCTCGCCCGGTTCGCCCCTCCCCGGCCAAAAAGGCGAGCGGCGGGCGTGAGCCCGCTGTTTTCAGGACGGGCGCGATGGAACAGGTCAACCATTTTGCTGACGTCAGCAAAATGGTTGTTTTCAGGACGGGCGCGATGGAACAGGGGGCTCACGCCCCCCGCTCGCCACTCCGCCTGCGCTTTTTAACTTTTTGAAAAGCAATCCTCCACGCCGCCCGCTACCGTGAGGGAATGAACCTTGCCCGCGCTTGTAACCTCCTGCTCGACGCCGCTCTGCCGGATTGGATTCAACTCTTGCCCGCTGGCCCGGCCATCCAGGGCGCCGACGGTCGCGGCTGGACGCTGCCCGACCCGTCCGCCCTGATCACCGCTTTCCAGCAACGCAAGACCCCGTTGGTCATCGACTGGGAACATGCGAGCGAACACCGCGCACCCCAGGGCCTGGATGCGCCCGCTGCCGGCTGGATTGACCAACTGGAGCTGCGCAACGGCGGCCAGGTCTGGGGGCATGTCGAATGGACGGCCCGCGCTGTTCAACAGATTCATGATCGTGAGTACCGCTATCTATCGCCGGTCTTCACCTATCGCAAAGACAATCAGCACATCGTCGCCCTCACCAGCGTCGCCCTCACCAATCAGCCCAATCTGGATCTGAAAGCCCTCAACCGCGAGGAATCGCCCATGACTTTACCCGCCGCGCTCTGTCAGGCCCTGGACCTGCCGGAAACCGCCGATGAGGCGCTGGCTCTGGCCCGCCTGCAAACGATGAACCTGGCGCTGAACACCGCCCAGCAACGCATGGAGACGCCGCCGCTCGATAAATTCGTGCCGCGCGCCGACTTCGATGTGGTCATGGCGCGCGCCACGAACGCCGAAACGAAGCTGGCCGAAATCGAAAAGACCCAGCGCCAGGCGCAAATCACCGCGCTCATTGACCAGGGCTTGCGCGAACGCAAGATCAGCCCCGCTACGCAGGACTATTACACGGCGATGTGTGGCTACGAAGGCGGCGTTGACCAGTTCAAAGCGTTCCTGGACAAAGCCCCGCCGCTGATCGGCGACCCGCCCGCCCTGGACGGCAAGCCGGCGGCGACCGCCTCCGCCCTCAACCGCGCCGCTTTCGACGCCCTGTCCTGGACGGCCCAGCGTGATTTCATCCGCTCGGGCGGCCATGTGACTGACTGATTAAGGAGCCCCCATGGCCACGAACACCCTGACGAACCTGATTCCGGCGATGTATGGCGCGCTGGATGTCATCTCGCGCGAACTGGTGGGGATGATCCCCGCCGTCACCGTTGACGCCAACGCCAACCGGATTGCCGAGAACCAGACGCTCTATCTGCCGGTGGCCCCGGCCAGCAGCGCGGGCAACATCACGCCCGCCGCCACGCCTCCGGCGCTGACCGGGCAAACCATCGGCAACCGGTCGGTGACGATCAACAAATATCGCCGCGTCTTCTTCAGTTGGGAAGGCGAGGAACAAGCCGCCGTCAACGCCGGGCCTGGCTTCCAGAGCCTGCTGCAAGCCCAGTTCGCACAGGCAATGCGCACCCTGGTCAACGAGATCGAAGCCGACCTGGCCGGGCTGTACACGCAAGCCAGCCGCGCTTACGGCACGGCGGGAACGGCGCCCTTCGGTACGGCGGGCGATTACTCCGATGGCGCTCACCTCCGCAAGATCCTGGCCGACAACGGCGCGCCGCTTTCGGAGTTGCAGCTGGTGCTGAATACCAGCGCGGGTGCGAACCTGCGCGGCAAGCAGGGCGGACGCGGCGTTGACCTGGAAGGAACGCCCAACCTGTTACGCCAGGGCGTCCTGCAAGACATCCATGGTTTCAGCGTGCGCGAATCGGCGCAGATTGTGAACCATGTCAAAGGCGCGGGCACGGGCGCATTGATCAACAACGGCGCGGGCGAGGGCGTAGGCGAAACCACCCTGACCTATGACACCCTGACCGTCAACGCCACCGGCATCAAAGCCGGCGACGTGATCACCTACGCCGCCGATACCGCCAACAAATATGTGGTGACCACCGGCACGACCGCTGCGGCGGGCGATATCGTGGTGGGAGCGCCCGGCCTGCGCATCGCCGCCCCGGACAACAACGCCATCACCGTCGGCAACAGCTACGCCGCGAACCTGGCCTTTGCCCGGTCTGCGCTGCTGCTGGCGACCCGGTTGCCGCGCCTCCCCGAAGGCGGCGACCAGGCCCGCGACCGGCGCACAGTCAGTGATCCGGTCTCCGGGCTGAGCTTTGACGTCGCGATGTATCCGGGCTACCACGCCAACAGCTACGAAGTCTCCATCGCCTGGGGCGTCGCCTGCCTCAAGCCGGAACACGTCGCCATCCTGTTGGGTTAATCCCAGCACGGCGAGCGGCGGGCATGAGCCCGCTGTTTTCAGGACACCGGCGAGCGGCGGGCGTCAGCCCGCTGTTTTCAGGACGGGCGCGCATCAGCCGATGGGCGCATTGAAACAGGGGACTGACGTCCCCCGCTCGCC